AGGCGTGCTGGCTTTTTTTTTACACTGCAAAGCCGTATTCGATCAACATACCGCGGCCTTTTTGAAGATACAGGAACTAGCCGACCTATTGCCCCGGAATACCGTAGCTTTGCTAAGTCGTGGGGCTGGTATAAAATTATCGCAGATATGGCGGATACCCAGATACTTAGCTTTGATAGCATTACTACGCTATCGGTTACGGAAGTATTCACCTTCCTACAATACCGGAAGGATAAAGACCGCGCGGAAGTGGCACAAAAGAAGTTAGATAAATTCATAGCTAAAACCCGTAAAAATGCAGATAGTTAATTTTTTCTATGAACTGGCCCGCCAGCACAAACGTATTAAGGGCTTCACATATAACAAGGCGTACCAGAAAGGCGCGGGTAACTCTATGTACCCTTTGTTATGGCTGGACGACCCTATAGCGGGCCAGACGGTCGGGGCGAACGCTATACGCTGGACGGTTAATGTAGACGTGCTAGGCTTACCAAAGGACGACGACGAAGTACCTACCGTACAAGCCGCCGCCTTTGACGCGGGCTTATCGGTTATAGAACAAATAAAAGCCACGCGAAACGTTACAGGTATAAGCGTAGAGGGGTTTAACTTCCTATCGCTACGCGACTATTACGACGACGGCGCCGCCGGGTATCGTTTTACTATGTTTTTAAACCAGGCTAACCCGGTTAATAAGTGCGCGGAAGACTTCGACCCGGCTAAGACGTTCCCAGGTATAGCGGCGTTACCGGACTTTAACGTAGAACACCCAGACGGGTGCGCGATATTTAACGACGGTAAGGGTTTACCGAACTTTAAAATAGACGTATGAGCGCGGACGGTGTAAGGCTGGCGATCAATAAAATAGCCGACGATCTGTTAGTGCTTTCGGCCCTGGTGCTGGAAGACGATAGCGTAGGCACTAACATAAAAGTAGGGCGAAACACTTTACGCGATAGCGCGTTACACGGTGATTTAGAAGGTACGGTAAGCACTGTTAGCGGCGACGACCCCGTAATAACGGCGCTATTTAATAACTACGTGGTGTTCCTGGAATGGGATAGACCGCCGAAGTATAAGAAGAAACCGCCTATAAGCGCTTTAAAGGACTGGGCCGCTAAGAACGGAATACCTACCGACGCCGATACGCTGTATAAAATTTCGTACGCGATCTGGCGCGACGGCCATAAAGGGCGGCCGATATTCGCCACTATCGACCGCGAATTAGACGGCCTATTTACGGACGACTGGGCCGATAAACTGTACGACGCTATCGTAGATAATTTGGACACGTTTTTTAATGATAAATAAATATGGGCTACATAAGTAAAGACATAGCGGTAATTACCGAACCGAAACGCGTAACGTTGGCCGCGCTTCCTAACTTCGTACAGTTCGCCAGTAAACCAGCGGCTAAGACTTTTTTAGAACTTAACTTAACGGTAAAAGTAAAAAGCCTTAACGATATAGGTAATTTATCGCCTATGGGGTCTTCTACTACTAAGGTATTTACCGCGGGGGCTACTCACTCCGGCGAATTTATAGGGGTAGTAACCCCCGTAGATTATGCCCCAAATATAACCGTACGTTTTAAGGCGTCCGCGCCTATATCCGGCGTTTTATATTGGCAGGCTGTTTGGCCTAATTATATATCGCCGGACGCCCCTACGATCTGGGAAGACGGCGGCGACGGCTGGTACTATTTCGAAGCTAACTTAGTGGCGTCCGCTGGCGTTCCCGCGGGTTCCCTGTTTCTTTCGATAACTAATAGTACAGTACTTACCCAGGATATAACGGTAACTATGGACTACGTAGGGGCCACGTTTGCGGGGGGTAGCCCAGTAGATACGGCGGCGCTTCGTGTTGCTACACCTTCCGGGGCCGTGTATACTTTTAACCCTACCGAAGACCCGAAAGAGGTAAGCGGTTCTACTTTTTTTTTATCGCCTACTACGGCCGAAACCGCCGGAAATTTACATAGTGCGTTAATGGCTAACGATTGGATAGCGGCTAATTACGATATTAGTGTACCCGCTAACTGGGAAAGCGGGGCGCCCGTAAATGGTTCTATTATAAGTATAAAAAGTAAAGGGGCCGGAACGGATTATAACGTACAGATAACAGCCCCGGACGACCCTACAACCGCCGCCTATACGTTTAACTGGGTACATTCAAGTAGCGTTAATAACGATAGTATTAGCGGCGAATCCAGTACAACCGAAGTAGAATTAGATGTATATACCGGGGGCGCGGTATTCCTGGGCGCGGACGATAAACCGACAACCGCCGCAAAGTTAGGAACTTTCGCCACGGCTTTAAATAAAACATACGCGGGCGCCCCCGTGTGGTTTGATCTTAACGCGTTATTTAATCGTTACGCGGGCTATAATCGCCCTACAGGGGCTTACGGTTGGTTTGATACCGGAACGGCTAGCGTATACCGCTTCGTAGCTAAGATTAAAGGGGTTACGTCTTTCGCGTTCTACTACTCTAACGCTTTGTGGGCGCTTAACGGCTATGGCCCTTTAACGGATAACGTAGACCTGGCCGACTACGTTTACCTGGATAGTGCCATAAAACTACTAACAAATAAGCCGCGGACAACTTACCTACGCGGACAAAAAGAGTACCTTAACTTCCTGTTTGAAGACCCGCAACGCGACGCCGTTACCCCGGTTAATTTTACTTTACGCGTGGCCTATCGCGCCTATACTATGGGCGGTAAGTACCTGGGGACGATATACGCCCACGACGTAGCACGGGCCAGCCTTAACGTGGTTAATACGTGCGCGCTTAATATAGACGCTGTATTAGACGTGTACCCTAACGCTGGCGAAATTAAAGTAGCGTTAGCCCGTGGTACGGCTTTAGTGTCTAACGATCTGGAATACGTAGTACGCCCCGAATGTTTACACACGTTACGCGCCTTTACCTTTCTTAATCGTCTGGGTGGGTGGGATACGTTTAATTTCGACGCGCCAATACAGGACGAAATTAAGCCGACGTCTGATACGTTTAACCGAACCATTACGCCGGGCTTTAGCCGCGGCGATAGTGCCGAAACGGTATACGCTACGGGCCTGGATAATACCTTAACCGTAGAAGGCGCGCCCGTTTCGGACGACGTAGCCGACTGGCTTAAAGAATTGGCAGCCGCGCGGGTAATTTTGGACGGCGAAGGTAACTACGTAGTTAAAGAAGACTTTACCTTACGTAAGACGGCCGCGGCGTTTAATATGCAAATACCGACGATTAAGTACCATTTAAGCGAAACGTATACAAATGACTAATACAGAATTTTACATAAACGGGGCTTTGTGCGATATTGGGCCGGACTTCGGGGTACGGCTTAACCGCCAGCTTATTAACCCCGGCGAACTGAATACTAAAGACGCCCAGTACAGTTACAGTATTTCACTACCAGACACGGCGCGGAATAACGCGAATTTTGGGTACGCTATCGTCGAAGAAACGCGTAACAAGTTTAACCGCGTGTACACCGCCGAACTGGTCGTAAATAGTGTTCGTATTTTTAAAGGTAACTTCCGCCTATCCGAAATAAACCGCGGGTACAAAGGTAACTTATACATACCCGTAGCTAAATCGGTTAAAGATATTTTCGGCGATCTGGCGTTAAACGCTATAGCCGAATGGCGTATACCTTTCCTGGACTTTGCCGAATACGTTAACCTGTATAACCAGGCGGCGGAAGACGAACCCCAGGCGGCTATATTTCCTTATGTCCTGTACGGGCTTCTTCCGAAGGTGCCTATAGATAAGAACGCTAATAATTATTCAGGCCGTACGGTATGGGACGATAGCGTACGTTTTGGTATCCAGGATATACCCCCGGCTATTAATCCGTTATTATTGCTTAACCATATTTTTAAAGCTAAAGGGTACCAGTTAACCGGGTCGGCGTTTAGTGATGAACGGTTAAAACGGCTATACATGAGTTACAAAAACGCCGCCGAATACGTACAGCCCTGGAACTACGGTTACCACGCTACTATTAGGCTGGCGGGGTCGTGGGCCTCAACATATAATAAACGTACTGGCGCCTTCCAATTCGAACGGGGGGTAAACCAGTCTTCCGATAATACGGGCGCTATATATAGCGCCGATTTACTGGACGCCACAAACGTAAGCCTTAACGTCCTGGAAGACCGGGGCGGTAACGTGCTATTAAAAACCATAAACGACGCGTCCGATAACACGCCCTGGATACAGGGCCAAATACGCGTACCTATGTCCGGTTATTACCGTGTTAAGTTCGGGGCTAATATCCGCGTGTACGATAATTCGAACTGGCGAAGTACCGACCCTAACACGGGGGTACAGCACATTTGCGGGAAAACCGAAAACGCCGAAAACCGATTTATAGACAATATCTACGAAGTAAAGTTATTACGCGATAAGAAACAGGCTGATTTTAATTTATCCGGCGCAAAGTTAGACGGTACCTTTTACTACGATAACCAGGCCCAGAACGAAACATACAACGGCGACAACGTACCGAAGTACTTACCCCAGGTATCGGCAAACGGCCAAATTAATTTTATTGATCTGGCCCAGAATGCTAATATGTTGCTAGGCTTCCAGTTTGGGAAAAACGGCGACGGGGGCGGCGGAAGTCCGTATATTAACCCGAAGGATACTAACCAGACGTTAGCCCAGATTTTAGCCGCTAAGCCCGCGTTAAGCTGGGATACGTCCAATAATGACGGCACGCCTACGCGCCTGGCTATTAATAGCCCTGGATACTGGAAGTATGGCCGTATAGGTAGCTTCGATAGCGAAGGCGATAACCCTAACACAAACATAGATTACAGCGGCGGGAATAAAGTAACGGGTAAGATATTGGACGCTAACGGTAACCCTATCGGCCCCGGAACGGGCGACCTGGAAGGCCGTACCGAAAACTACTACCTTAGCGCGTCTAACGGCTTTATGGTGTGGGACGAAGACGGTAACTGGTTAGTAACCGATTTTATAGACCTTCGTAATTATTCGGCCCTGGCGTTTACTACGGACGTAGATTTTAACGCGGACGTGGCGGTAGTAGCTTTCTACGATAGCAATAGGCAATTTATAGGCGCGACCATTACGGCGGACGCCCCGGCGTCTTATGTGGACGAACCGATAGACGCCCCAGCCGCGGCCGTATATGTGCGTATTAGCGGGCTATTAGCTTCTGGTATCGTCGTAAGCGGAACGCCCATTACTTCGACTAACATAATACTTAATCGCTTCCCGTTAGTTCGCTGGTTTACCTACACGTTTACGGCGCCTTCGGGTTCCGGCTATACTGGGTACGCTTACCTGTTTAACGGCCTGTACAGTACTACGCCCGTGGCTGTGGTACCGTTTGTTAATGGCGTGGCCCAGCTAGATACGTCGTTTTCGGCTTTGTCTTCCTTCGCGCCTTACGTTACCTTCTACTTAAAGACCGACGCTTTTAATGTAGACGGTACCTTAGTAATTAGCCGGGAAGTGGCCGACGGTAGCGATATAGTGATAGACTGGGAAACGACTAACCGTTACCATATAGCGTTAAATAACGCGCCTATCACGTACGCGAAGCGGGGCCAGTATAACGGGGCCAGTGCAGACGCCAACTGGTACGCCCAGGGAAGTGCTAACGCGGTCGTATGGCTGGAAGCGGGCGAACTCCTTACCGTTGCTTCCGTGTCCAGCGAAGGCCGCTACAGACGTAACGGTATGCACAGTACGTACGGGTGGGTTAACCACGAAATAGCCTTTACCCTGGATATAGAACCTTTCCGGGTAGATAGCGACTGGTTAAAGGTTGACTACGCCGGGCGGGGTATCGCCCCTATGGACTGGAACGACACCGTTAATTTCGACGTGGATAGTATTAACCTGGTGGGCTTTCTTTCGGCCGATATGAAGACCGACGATTTTATAGATAACTTTTGCAAGGCTTTTAATTTGAAATTAACCCAGGTGGACGCGGCTACTTTTAACCTGGACGTAAAACAGTCTAAAAAGACCGTAAGCGCCCAGTATATTAACCTGGACGGCCTGGCTTCGGTACGGGATAAGGTTAATACGTCGCTGGGTCTTCCTTCGCTGTATAAATTGGGTTTTACCGTCGATACGGAAGAAGAAGGGTACGTACGTACTGGCGACGACGGCGGCGGACAATACGCGACCGGGGCCGCCGAAGAAAACGTGGTAGAGCAAAAAAGTAGTTTTTCGTATAACTGGTTTAAAGATATTACGAAAGGGGCCGTAACCCTTCCGCTTCCGGTTATATCAAAAAACGCCGTTTGGTTACCTACGGAAAGTTACCCTACCGCTATGGCTAAACGGTACACCGACCAGGCGTACAGGTTCTTTTATTACGACGGCCTTTTAAACGATCTGGGCGCGTCTTTTCTGTTTAACGGGGCCGAACTAAAGATAGCGAAGGTAAGTAACACGCTGGGCGGTCTTAGCGAATTAAGCTATAAAAACCAGCGCTATACTATCCTGGATAACTACTTTACTATTCTTATTAACGGGTCTTCCCACTATACCGAACTGGAAGGATACATAACCCCGGTACAGTACGCCCAGCTTAACGGGTCTATTATGGCTATGTTTAACGGCGACCAGTACTATATAGCGGAACTGGGGGGCTATGACCCCGCCGGGAAAAACAAAACGAAAATTAAACTAATACGAAAGATTTAACGATATGGCTAGCACTGGAAAAAAAGAATATACCCTAAAAATTAACGGGTTATCCCAGAATGTAAAAGACGTAACCAAACTGGAAGAAGCGGTAAACGCGCTGGATAAGTCTATAGCTAAGGTAAACGAAGCTACGGTAAAAGGCACCGCGCCCGCTAAAGCCAAAGCCGCCGCGTTATCCGAAGAAGAAAAAGCGGCGAAGAAATTAGCCGATACCCAGAAACGGTTAACCCAGGTAGATAGCGCCGCGAATAAAGCCCAGATAGAAGCTAACGCCCAGCTACGGGAACGTACGCGGGAAGTTACCCGGTCTATCCAGGTAAACAAGCTAGCCGAAGGGTCTATAGCCCAAATGGGTATGCAGTTAACCGACCTTCGTAATAACTACGAAGCCCTAAGCGCGGCCGAACGGGCCGACGTAGAAACGGGCGGTAAAATGCTGGAACAAATACAAGCCCTGGACGCCGAATATAAGGCGCTACGCGAAAGTACGGGTAACTTCCGGGATAGCGTGGGTAACTACGAAAAGGGGTACAAGGGCTTACAGGATTTAACGGATAAATTCGAACTAGCCACACGCGGAAGCGTCGGTATGGCTACCGAAGTACTAGGGTCTAACGCGGCCCTGGAAACTCTGGGTAATACTACTAACTTGGTGGCGCGATCTACCGAAGGTATGGCCGGGATATTAGCCCTAGCCAGCACCGCCAGCGAAGCGTATAACGCCGTAGTTAAAGAAGGCTGGATACAACAAAAGGCCGCCGCTATAATTGATGGGGTACGGGCCGTACAGTTGAGGGCCAGAACCGCCGCGGAAGCGTTAGCCACTAAAGGCACCATAGGCGCGACAATCGCCCAAAAAGCGTTTAACTTAGTGGCAGCCGCTAACCCTTACGTACTGTTAGCTATGGCCCTTATTACAGTCGTGGGGGCTATCGCCATATTCGCCAGCGGTACCAGTAAAGCCAGCGAAAAGCAAAAGGAAGCGAACGAACTACAGGCCATATATTTAGACAACCTGGAACGAGAAGCCGGGAAGTTAAAAGAGGTAGGCGACGCCCGCGTACGGGCCGCCGAAACTAACTTAGCCGTACTTACCGCTTCCGGGGCTAAAATTAAAGATATTCGCGCGGCCGAAGACAAATTAGCCGCCGCCCGCTTATCTAATAACGCCCAGCAAAGGGGGTTTTACGCGGAAGAACTGGCGAACCTGGACGCGAATAAAAAGAAGGTGGAACAGTTAACCGAAGTACTAAACCAACTTAAAACCGCCCAGGCCAAAGGCGAAAGTAAATTAAAAATCGACATAGATTTAGACGGCAAAGTAGAAAAAGTAAAAATAGAAGACGCCATTAATAGCGTACAGGGCGCTATAGATAACCTGGGCCGTAAGGTTAATATAGCCGTGGGCCTTAAAACCGACGAAGAACAGATTAAAGCGGATATAGCCGTACAAAAGGCGGCCCGGATTAAAGGCGATAAGGACTTAGCAAAGGAACGGGCCGAAAAAGCGAAAGAACGTACGGAAAAGGAATTAGAAGCGGTACGCGCCGCCGAAGACGCACGTATAGCCCTTATCGTTAACGGGTACGAAAAACAGCGCCGTACGATTAACGCCCAGTACGACCGCGAAATACAGGACTTAAAGATAAGGTTAGCCACCGAAAAAACGTTAACGACCAAAGCCCGCGCGGCCATTAACGAAACTATTAAACTACTGGATAAACAGCGTAACAAAGACCTGGCCGACCTGGATAAAGAACGCGCCGATAAAGCGATAGAATCTCAGCGCCAGTTAGAAGACAGCCGCTTAGCCCTGGTTATGGGCCAGGCCGACCGTTCGCGCGCCGAAATTAATATAAGATATGACCGTCAGGTAGAAGACCTTAAAAAGCGCCTGGAAACGGAAAAGGATTTAACGAAGGCACAACAGGACGCTATTACCCAAATGATAGTAAACGCCCAGGACGCCCGCGGTAATGAATTGGAAGCCCTTACGGCCGAACAAATACAACGGCGAACCAGCCAGGAACTTGCCGGGGTGGAATTTTCCTTAAACCAGGCCCAGGCTAAAATAGGCGACTACGTTAAACGGAATAAGGACGGCTTAAAGTTAATCGACGTTAAGGCTACGCGGGCTAACCTGGCGGCGGCTAACGACGCCCTGGGCCAGTATATCGGCGGGCTTACCAAATACCAGGACGATTTAAAAAAATCGCACGAAGCCACCTTAGCCACTCTTAAAGAAGGTACCCCGGAATACGAAGACGAATTACAGAAATACGCTACCGCTAACCTGGACGTTACCGAAAAAATTAAGAAAGCGCAAAAGGAACAGGTAGACAATACGAAGGCGTCCGCTTCGGCTCAAATCGAATATTTTAAAGATTTATTCGGTAAGATCAGCGAATACGCCGACGCCGGGGTACAGGCGGTAACGTCCGTAGTGGATACGCTAAGTATGGGTCTACAGGCCCAGTTAGACGACCTTAATAGCCAGTTAGACGTAATTAACGAACGCTACGCCGACGCCCAGAAACAGCGCGAAGACGCCGTAGCTAACGTCGAAAGTATCGAAGAACAGTTACAGACCGCTACCGGGGGTACGGCCGACGCGCTTAAAAGCCAGTTAGCCGACGCGATGCACGCGCGCCAGGAAGCCGACCGGGAAGAAAAACGATTAGCGAAGGAAAAGGAAAAACGCGAAGCCGAAATAGCGAAAAAAGAAAAGCAAATGAAACGCCTGGAACTGGTTAGCCAGATAGCCCAGGGTATCGCTAATACGGCCGCTGGCGTTACTAAGGCCCTGGGCCTAGTGTTCCCGCTTAACTTAGTCGTGGCCGGGATTGTCGGGGCTATGGGTGCCGTACAGGTCGGTATAATGGCTAAGCAACTTACCAAACTGGCGAAAGGGGGCGAAATTAACGGCCCTAGCCACGATAACGGCGGCGTTCGTATACACGGGACTAATATAGAAGTGGAAGGCGGCGAATATGTGGTTAACAAAGATACGACGCGCAAAAATAAAGGGCTGGTATCCTTCATTAATAGCCAACGTAAAGCGCTAACCGCGGACGATATTAATAACTTCTTCAATAAGCCCGCCCAGGCGTACGAAGGCGGTATTAAAACCTACCTAGCGGACGGGGGCGAAATACCCACTATCGAAAATAACGTAAGCACTTCGATAGATTACGAAGAACTGGCCGACGCTATGGGTAATATCAAGATAGAACCGAAGGTAGCCGTAACGGATATTATGGACGCCACCGACCAGGTTACAACGGTGCGCGATTTATCCGGTTTTTAAGTCAGTAACGAAAATTTTTATCTTTATAGCATGGATACAAAGATACCAATATACGAAGCGAAAATACTAGGTACCGATAATACGGGTATTTTCGCTATTTCGTTCGTCGATTACCCGGCGAACGAACGTAATTTTGTAGCGCTTAATAAAATGAAGCCCGTTAAATTAAGCCTGGATAAGCACAAACAAGTATTAACGGGCGTGGTACTTATCCCAGACCAGTTAATTTACAGGTACGACCAGAATTTAGGCGAATACTACCTAAAATTTACCGCCCAGGATATAGAAAAGATAGCTAATAAAATGATGCGTACAGGTATCGCGCTAAGTACGACCACGCACCAGCACGAAAAGCCCTTACGCGGGAACTATCTAACGGAATTATGGATAGTAGCCGACCCGAAAAAGGACAAAGCCGTAGCGCTGGGCCTGGGCGAATTACCCGCGGGTACTTTAGTCGCGTCTTATAAAATAAACGACCCGAACTACTGGCGTACGGAAGTACTTACCGGAAACGTTAAAGGGTTCAGTTTGGAAGGATTATTTAATTTTAATAGTGTAAAAATGAAAAAAACAACAAAACCAGCAACGCCCGCGCCTTCTAAGGCTAACGGCGTGGTGTCTTTCTTAAAGTCGGTTACGGCTATGTTAGAAGGCGACACCGTAGCGGAAGCCGACGCCCTGGCAACGGAAGCCGCTAAAGATGAAGTAGGGGCGGGCGATCCGTTCTTAATTTTCGAACTGGCCGACGGTTCGGAAATTTACGTAGACCCGGACGGCTACGCCACCCTGGACGACGAACAGGCGCCAGCGGGCGAACACGCCTTAACCGACGGTAACTTTATCGTTATCGACGATACGGGTATGATGGTCGTAACCCAGCCCGAAGCCGACGCCACCGACCCCGCTAAAGCGGCCGATCCGGTAGCGATGAAAAAGAAACAGGACGCCGCTAAGGCCCGCGCTAAGGCGCTGTTAGCCAAACAGGGCGACCCGAAAACTACGGAAATCGCGAAACTTAAAAAGCGCCTGGCTGAACTTGAAAAAGAACCCAGCACGCCGAAAGCGAAACCCGCCGTACCAGGTACAGAAAAGGCCGCGGCCGATATGACCTATACGGAAAAAATGGCCGCCGTTATCAAAAGCCGCCGCGACCGTATGGAAGCTAAACGCAAACCAGCGGCCGAATAAGTAAACCAAAGTATTAACGCAAAAAAAATTATAGAATAATGGCAAATATGTATAACATTAACAGCCTATCGTACACCACCCACGAAAACCCCGAATGGTTTACGCGTGCGATGTTCGGCGGCCGTTTGGTGCAAGGTGGCTATATCCGCGTACTTACTGGTATTAAAGGCGACGAACTTTTAAGCCAGATTGATTTAGCAAATAAAATTTTGCAAATTGACGGTAAAGATTGCGCCTGGACGCCAAACCAAATTATTAAACTTTCCGAAAAGAAGGCGAAGGTAACTACCTACAAAATCAATTTGGAACAGTGTATCGACGAACTGGAACAAAAGCGTACTTTGTACCAGCTTAGCCCTGGCGCTAAAAACGAAAGTTTGCCGGACGAATTGGAAGCCGCTACCCTGGCCCTTATCGCTATCGGCCTGTCTAACGAAATCGAAGAAATGATTATAGGGGGCGATAGCGCCGTAGACCCTAACCAGTTCGACGGTATGGTAAAAACCCTTCTTAACAGTACCGACGCTATTAAATTGGTGGGCGCTACAATTACGAAGGCTAACGTATTGGGCCTTATCGAAACAGGCTACGAAGCTATCCCGGAAGCGGTCTTACAGGCCGAAGACGCCGGAACGCTGTACGTTATGGGTAGTTACGCTACCCGCCGTTTGATTCGCGCCGCTTTGTCGGACAAATCAAACCAGGTAATAGCCGCTTCGTGGACGGTGGACGACACCGACAAAAAGAACCCTAAACTATTCTACTTAGGGCTGGAATACGTACCTGTTAAAGGTATCGGTAATAATACGCTGGTGTTCTACGACAGTACTAACGCCTTCCTGTTAACCGACCTTCTTAGCGACCTGGAAGAAATCGAATTAGGTAGCTTCCCTAAACCTAACGACGACAAAATTTTTGTAAAAGGTCGTTTACGTTTGGGCTTCGTTATTCCGTTCGAAGACGAAGTAGTAATTATCGACCCGTCTATAACTACCGCTAGCGGCGGTTATGACCCAGACCAGGGCTTACGCGTCGTTCCTAATTCTTTGGTGTTTGACGCCGCGGGCGAAACTAAAACCTTTACCGTAGTAACCAAAGCGTTACCGCTGGTAGGTGGTGAAGAAGTGGAAGACCAGATAGCCGTTAACGCCGCCGGGGCTGTAGGCTTTACAGTAACAGCGGGCGAAACCGCCGAAGGTGTTACCACCGTAACCGTAGTAGCCGCCGCCAGTGGTGGAAACTTGAACCCACGTACGGGCCAGGTAGTCGTAAGCCTACCAGATACCGACCGTATCGCTATCGTAACGCTTAACCAGCGTGCCGAAGACCAAATAGAAATACAGCCATAATTGAGGGCGACGGGCGGTTAGCTTCGGCGCCGCCCTTAGTTTTTCTTATTTATAAATCCATTTAAAAAAATATAACTATGCCAGGTTGTAAATTGACGAAAAGCCTAGACGGCAAAGCGTGCGCGTATGCAGTAGCGGGCGCCCGCGCTTTGTATCTGGGTAACTACTACGGCCCTGTTACGGGCGCCGTGGCCGTGGCTAATCAAATAGCCTACCAGACCGATACCGACGGCTACGTAGATAAGATTACCCTACCCACGGGCGAAGTGTTCTACAAAGTAGACGGCGAACAAAATACCATTTCCTTTACCGACGAACTGTTAGCCGGGGGTAATGGCGGTAAATATCGCCAGCACACCGTAAACGCCCAGCTTAACCAGTACGACGTAGATATACTTAACGAAGGCGACGCCCTTAGCTTAGGTAAATTTATCGCCGTAGTGATTGACAACGCGGGCCGCCCTATCCTTTTGGGTAGGACTAACGGACTTAAAGCCCCAGCGGGCGGGTTTAACTATAACAGCGGCGCGGCGGAAGCTGACGCGACGGGCTGGACTATCATTTTACAGGGGGTAAGTACCGAAATCGGGCCCATCTTAAAAAATGAAGCGGTTATAACCCCGATCTACGAAGAAGTGGTTACACCTTAGTTTTTTGACTGATTGACGAAAAGGCGGTATTTTGACGATACCGCCTTTTTTTATCTTTATAATATGGCAAAGTGTAGAATACAAAGCATAAAACCCCCGTGTAGTTACGTCCTGGAAGGCGTAACCGAAGTTCTATTATTAGACTTCGACGACTTTAAGGGCTTCCAGTTTGACGGCGACGACCTTTATAATAATTGCCTGGTGGCGGCCATACTTCGAACTGACGAATTTAAAGAAGTTGAGGCCCCCGACCTGGTGGCTAAGTATTCGTCTACGCTATCGAACGGAGTATACGCCCACACGCTAGAAACGTTTATAGGCGAACTTTCGGCCGATACCCTGGCTAACCTTCATTTAGCGACTAAACGGCGCCAGGTGCCAGTATTTAAAGCCGCAAACGGGCGCTATTATACATACGGGTACGAAGCCGGGGCGGCGGTGTCCTATACGAACCAAACGGCGGAAGCTATAGGAAGCCTGGTTACGATTACGGCTACTTCTACCTACCCCTTATTCGAAGTGCTGGCCGCGGCTATTTCTGGGGCTATGGTTATACCGGAAGTATGGAATGTAGATTACGATAATAATACCTATTGCGAAAATGGCTAATACCGGATATAAAAAGGCTACGATAGCCTATAAGATAGATACAGACGGCCGCGCGCTAGACGTAAACGGCCAGCTTTGCAGCGTGTCGGGCCGAAAACAGGCTATAGCTTTGCGCCAGGGGTTTTTTAACCCAAACCCGGCACTTTACGAAGTGGAAAAGTACTTTACCACGGGCTTAGATGGGGAACCGACCGAAACCGTAGACCTAACTACCTGCCCCGTTCCCGGCGTTTCGGCGTGGGTATTAGACGGCGGTACTTGGCATACGGCTAACTACTGGTATGATAACAGACTATGGACAAATTAAAATTATATAAGATATGAGCATTAACAAAATTACAGAGGGCCAAACAGGCGCCCAGGTAGCCGACTTACTATACGCTAACGATAAGGAATTAGAAGCGGGTATTACGGCTTCTACAATTGAACGTAATAAGGCTGGCGCTAATGGGGTTTTAAGCCCGTTACTACCTTCCCTATATTCTGTATTTGGATATAACGGTACTTTTAATATCTTAGATTTACCAACTTTCGCGCCCCTATCTAATTTGGGCTTAACAAAGGCGTATAAGTGTGTGCCGTCCGGTACTGCCGCAAACGTAGAATTTTATGTAAACGCCCCTATAAACGCGGGGTTTGTAATGCCTAAACCCGACCAATTTTTTAAGTGGTCTTTTTTAGTGTACAGCCCCAACGCGGAAATCGAATTATTAACCGCTGACCGTGCTAAGGTATTTTATTTGGGCGGCACGTTAACTACAGGTAACGGCACCCTGTCAAAAATAACCGACGGCCTATATCTAGTATCTGGCAAGGATAAATATACGGGCGACGGTGTGGGTAAAACGGCCGTTTGGTTAGAGTGTGTATTGAAGAAAAAAACGGGGGGTACTTTTTTAGCTACTGACGTGCTGTATATTTGCGGGATTAATACCGGGTCTTCATATAACGAAAATTTCCGCCTTACCGATCTTACCGAAGACTTAGTAAAGGAAATGGACGTACGCGTATCTTTGCTGGAAACGGCGGTCACAGCGCCCGTATTACGGTCGGAAGTAGTAGACGGCGCCTTAATAAGCCCAACTACTAGAAACCACAGCGCCCCCTATACGATCTTACCGACAACGGACGACTATTTAGTAAATACGTTGGGCCTATCTAACGTTATGAGCGCCGCAAAAGCGACTAACGTAGAACTATACTACTGGATAAGACCAAGCAACCCGGCACCCATGAACGGGCTAGCTAATCTGTTCGCCGCAAATAACGGGAAATACTGCCGGGTTAGGTGGTATCTGTATACTAAAAATGGTGTGGCCCCCGCGAATTTATCCGGGGGGCGTTTAGGTATATCCGCTAATACTACTACGGGGTCGGTTACTATGGTCGGTACCGGTTCGACAAATGGTGCGGTAACAGTTACTAAAGTATCCGACAATGTATATAGGGTAGATAAGACCTTTTTAATTTCCTACACCGGGACGCTTAACTATATCTTTATAGCTTCTGTCTGGGAAGCGGCCTTAGTACCTTCCGACTATACAGTAGGCGACTTCGCCGTAACGGGTTTGGCTATGAAATTCGGCGATAGCGCCGATACCCTTAGCGCATCCGAATTGATAAACGATTGGCTTTTAACGCCGTCCGTACCCGTGCTAAACGCCGCGATAGAAGCCGCGTTTAGTACTAAGCAACTGCCTGACCCAGCGAATAATGTAGCATATAATACGGCGCGTATTAGCGAATTTTTACGTAAATACGAAATGCAGGAAGTAGACGACTTTAACCAGCTTACCGTTACTATGGTAGGCGATAGTATATTTGGCCGGGTGGATAAGTCCACATTTACCCCCGCTACCGCCGAAATATCCGTAACGCCTGACTGCAATAATCCGGCCGAAGTAAACGCCGGGTATGTTACGGGCCACTTCCCGCCGAATATGTGGGAACAGGTAGTAGGATACAAGGTTTTAAATATGTTGCAGTTTCCCCACGCCGACGTTAAATACTTTAACCACGTAGCGGCCGAAATCACAAAGGCCGGAACCTGGGCCGATTTAGGATTAGTAGGGGCGGATTGTATACGCCTTTGTGGTAGCGATACCGCTAATTCGTCTATCGCTTTAACCTTCACGGGCGCCAGCCATGCTAAATTTATTTACTCTTCTTACTATGGTACTGT